CTCTTTTTAGCGGTCTCTTTGGAGGAACTGGCGGGAACTGGCGTGAACCAGTCTGCATTACCGCAGGTCAACGCCTATTTGCCGAGACTGGAAACGACCGGCATTGGCGTTTTGTCTTATGGGCCTCAGGTTGTTTCTTGGGCTAAGACGTTTATGGGTTTGGATCTTTTCGAGTGGCAGGCTCATGCGTTGTTTGGGCAACTGGCTCATGATGAGAACGGCGATCTTTTGTTCCGTGAATCTCTGGTATCTACGGCCCGTCAGAACGGTAAGTCGATTGGGTTGCAGGCTTTGATCGGCTGGTGGTTGACGGAGATGCCGAGGTTGCGTGGGAAGCCTCAGAATATTTTGAGTGTGGCTAACCGTTTGGATCGTGCTGAGAGTTTGTTTAATGCGTTGGCTCCGATGCTTGTCGAGTTGTTTGGTGGTAAGGCGATGCGGACGTTTGGTCGTAAGAGTGTGGAGATGCCAGACGGGTCTATGTGGGAGGTCCGTTCGTCTAGCCCTAATTTGCATGGAGGATCGTATGACCTTGTTGCAGCTGACGAATTGTTTAATATCTCCGATCGGTTTATGGATGCCATTCGTCCGACAATGATTGCGCGCAAGTCGCCCTTGTTGAGTACTTGGTCAACAGCTGGTGATGAGTCAAGTACGGCCATGATTCATATGCGTGAGACGGCTATTAACGAAATAGAGAAAAGTGAGCGTTCACGGCTTTATTTTGCTGAGTGGAGTATTGGTGATCGGGATTGGCGGAACCCAGAGAATTGGGTTTACGCGAATCCGTGTCTAGGTAAGACGATTACTATTGAGGCGCTCCAGGCTGTGTCAAAAAAAGACAGTTTCTTGCGTGCTCACTTGAATATGTGGGTGAGTAGTCGAGGCAGTTGGCTGGAGGAGGGCGTGTGGGCGTCTTGCAAGGTTGACGGCCTTATGCCGGAAGGCGGTGTGCTTTGTGTGGAAATGTCAATGGATACCAACCGTTATGTCGGTGTCAGATCGTCAATGATGGACGGCATTGTGACGACGTTTGTTGAATTTATTGTTGATAATGAGGCGTCTATGTGGGCCGAGGTTGATCGAGTCATGGCCGACAAACTTGTTGCCCTGGCTATCACACCAACTTTGGAGATTCACGCACCTTTAATTTTGCGTCGCCGTATGACTGTGGTGGGTCAAGCGGAGTTAATCAAGTTCACGGGCCTTGCACAAAAGATGATTCTGGAGGGCCGTGTCAAGCATTTAGGGCAACTCACTTTGTCGGAACATATGAACCGCGCGGTGATGATTAAGACGGGTATGGGCGTGACGCTTTCGCATAAGTCGTCGCCTGGTCCGATCGAGTTGGCTAAATGTGCAGTGTGGGGTATCGCGCTTTCCAGCAAATATCAGAATCGGGCTAAACCCATGATGGTGGTTTCCTGAACTATTGTGGGTATGTGGTGGGCAGGTGTCGGGCTTGCCCATCACACCTTTAACGATCGGAACTAACTGTGGGCATATTCTCAAAACAAGTGACCAAAGCAGCGGTCAGTCCTGTTGACGAATCCCATAAAGCCGCAGCTGCTGGATCGTACGGCACATACACATCTAACCAGGGCGCAAACTTTATTGGTCAGTACTACGCGTACTATGAAGGCGACGCCCGCAACCGAGCAAACAGTATCCCGACGTTAAGTCGAGCGCGCGACCTGCTTGCTTCGGTTATCTCATCCACCGAGTTAGAGATGTATAACGAGGTTTGGAATGACACAGACAAAGAAATGGAATGTGTCTACATTGCGCCTCGTTCATGGTTGCGTCAGCCCGACCCGACGATCCCTTACGCCACACTAATGGCTTGGACGCTGGACGACCTGTTCTATTTTGGGCGAGCCTTCTGGTTTATTACCAGTCGTACGGCCGACGGATTTCCTGCATCGTTTACTCGTCTGCCAGCGGGCTCCGTTAACACGCAAGACCAAGCTGGTCCGGTATGGTACGCACCTTCTAAAGAGGTGTATTTCCAAGGCGGAATGATTGATCCCAACGATCTGGTGCAATTTATTAGCCCCGTCCAAGGCATCATTTATCAATCACAAACCGCTATAGAAACAGCGTTGCGTGTTGAAGCATCGCGTTACCGCAACGCAGAAAGCCTGTTGCCGTCGGGCGTTTTGATGCAGACTGGCGGCGAGCCCCTGTCCGCTCAAGAGTTAGCCGACCTTGCAACTGCGTTTAACTCTGCTCGAGTCAATAACCAGACGGCCGCACTCAACGAGTTTCTAAAGTACGAGGAAACTAAAGCGTTGCCGGACAATATGTTGATGATTGAGTCCGCCGATTTCAGCGGGAAAGAAATGTGCAGGCTTGGAAACATCCCGTTTTACTTGGCTGGATTTGACATTGGCAGTTACCAATACACGACCTCTGCTGGTGCTCGTGAGGACCTTTACCTGTTTGGGGCACGGCAATATCTTGATTGTGTGTCGCAGACGTTAAGTGGAAACAATGTTTTGCCTCGAGGCACTTATGTCAAGTTTGACATTGACTCATATCTTGAGTCAATGGTTGCCGAGGAAATGATGACCGAAACACCAACAAATACAGCCCCAATGACGGAGACAAACTCATGAAACTTACACTCTCAGCAGGATTCGCAGTTGATGTTGAAGCCGCAGCTGGTGACGCACCGACGCGCACCATCTCTGGTATTGCTGCACCTTACGGAATCTCAGCAACAGTTAGCGACGGAACCTCGGTCCAGTTTGCGCCAGGCTCATTGCCCGTTGACGGCAAAGCACCCAAATTGTTTATGTATCACGACTCATCGCAACCCGTCGGGCTCGTAACTTCACGCACCGAAACCCCTGAAGGCATGTTGTTTACCGCCAAAATTGCTGACACCGTTGCAGGAAACGAAGCGTTGCAACTTGCCAAAGAAGGCGTCCTAGACAATGTTTCGGTCGGCGTTGACGTTCTCACATCTACCCGTGCCGAGGACGGAACCATCATCATCACCTCAGCCGTATGGCGCGAGTTGAGCCTTGTCCCCATACCCGCCTTTAGCGGTGCTACTATCACAGATGTGGCCGCTTCAGCAGACACAACCCCCGACGAAATCTCAGTAACAGAACCACAAGTCGAGGAGACACCCATGTCGGAACATATCGAAGCCGCAGCACCTGAAGCCGCGCCAACCGCACCCACCATTTTTGCATCAGCAAAGAAGGCACCGCGCCTTCCTTCGGCTGGCGAATGGATGGCCGCTTTTCACCAGGGCGGAGAAACTTTCTCCAAGGTAAACGCATCGGTCAACGATTGGAAGGCTGAACATCAGTCAACCTACGAAGCCGCTGCAGGCGATGTAGCCACCACCTCGACTCCAGGATTGCTCCCCGTTCCCGTGTTGGGACCGTTGGTGCAAAATATCAACTTTGTCCGTCCAGTCATCAATCGTCTCGGCGCTCGCGCTTATCCGGACAACGGTCAGCAAAAAACGTTCGTGAGACCCACCATCACGACCCATACATCAACGGCCGCTCAAAGTGCAGAATTCGACGCAGTGTCGGCCACCACAATGGTGATTGCCTCAAATACGATCAGCAAAACCACCGTTGCCGGTCAGGTTTCGTTGTCAATGCAAGACATTGACTTCACAAGCCCCGCAGCAATGGAACTCATCATGGCCGACCTCATGGGCGAACTCATGCTTAAGACCGACGACATCGCAGCCGACGCACTTCTCGCAGCTGCAACATCATCGGGCGTATGGGACCTCACCGCAACCGACTTAATGAAATCGCTATACGACGCCGCAGTTGACGTCAGCAACGGCACCAACTTTTTCCCAGACACCTTGTTCGTCAGCCCTGACGTTTGGGGCCAGTTGGGACAAGTCGTTGACTCAAGCAACCGTCCATTGTTCCCATATGTCGGCGCACCTGGTCTCGCAGGACAAAACGCAATGGGTGGCGGAAACGCAACCACCTGGGTTGGCTCTAACCCGCTCGGACTTGAAATCGTCGTTGACAGCAACTTTGCTGCCAAGACCATGATCGTCACCAACGCTTCCAAAGCATTCGAGTACTACGAATCAGTACGCGGAATCTTGAGCGTTGAACAGCCAGCCACGCTCAGTCGTTTGTTCTCGGTTCACGCTTACTGCAGCACCTTTGCCGCAGTTGGCTCCATGATCCGCAAGATCACCCAGGCCTGATCGGAGGCCGTCGTGACGGCAACTTACAGTCTGCAATACGGCGGGATCATTCCTGGCTATGTCACCGTTTCAACGCTGACACCAAACGAAGTTGTAGTTGGCGCAACCATCACGGTTGCGTCTGCTACTGCTCCGTACAACGGCACATATGTTGTTTACGAAATGCCACAATTTTTGCCAGTTAATGTTGGCACCGACGGGATCATTGAGTTTGATACTTCGTACCCAATTGAAAACGCGATTATGTATGCGCGCACTCAAACAGTTGAGGCATGGCACGCCCATACCGGCACGCTGACATTTACGCAGACTTGCACATGGGTGACAGGGCCACAGATCGCCACTTATCTTGGAATCACTACAGCTGGAGATGAAACCGCTTTTTTGGTGCAATGTGCAGATGCCACAAATGCGTTCTGTTTCAGGCGTCGCCAAGAATCTGGGTACATTGACTCGCTGACAACTTCACCGTCAGGCGACGTAACTCTCGGCGTTTTGATGTATGGGTCAGCGTTGTACAGACAAAGAGGAAGTGTCGATCAGTTCGCTAGTTTTACAGATATGGCGTCAGCGCCCGTTGTAGGGCTCTCAGGCATCGTCAAACAGTTGTTAGGCATCAGCAGACCACAGGTCGCCTAAAATGGCTTACACGGACTTCCTGAATGAGGCTTTAGATGATCTCGTCACTACTCTCCAAACTATTTCGGGCCTTAGGGTTGTTAACGATCCTCGCAATATCGCTCCACCTTGCGCTTTTGTTGATGCTCCATCCATCGAGTCGTTCAACTACAACATTGTCAAAATGACTTTTCCTGTGACCTTAATTAGTAACGGCCCAGGCAACTTGGACGCACTGCGACAGCTGCTTGACCTGACGTCATCTTTAATCCTCAAAAATGTGGCAGTCATGTCAGCCTCACCAAAAGTTGTTACTGTTGGCGGAGCAGAGTACGCCGGTTACGAACTCATCATTCCAATGCAAGCACAGAACGGATAAACCAATGGATCGTTACATCATCAGTTCAATTCGAGTTGGCGAGATCGGAACAGCGTTTATTGCTAGTCCGTCAGACGACATTGCCTGGCTACTTGAGGGTGGGTTCATTCAGCGTTCCGACACGCACCCGTCTAAGGGTGCTAAATTAGCGACGAAGCCCGACGCGACCGAAAACAAAAAGGATTGATTCGTCATGGCAACTTCAACAGTTCTCTCTAACCCAGTCGTCAAAATTGGCGCAGTCGACTTGTCGGATCAGTGCACCAGTGCAACCCTGTCATATAAAATTCAGGCATTACAAGCAAACGCTTTTGGCAGCACTGGCATCGCATACGTCGGTGGTTTGCAGGACAACACTTTAAGCCTTGACTTGTACTGGAGCACGAGCGCCAGCGAGACTTACGCAACTCTGAAATCTTTGGTTGGCACTGTCATCGCCACAGTAACCATCCAAGGTTCATCTGCCGCTACTAGCGCAACGAATCCGATAGGCACCCTAAGTGGCTCGTTTCTTTCCGAGGAACCTGTCGTATATGCCCTAGGAGCCCTTACCACTTGCAATATAGTCCTGATGGGCGGCACGTTTGCCTGGGCTGAAGCCTGATCTAAAACCTCAACAGAAATGAGCCCGACATGAAGTTAACGATCCGATTCGACATCGGTTACGGACCCGCCACCATTACTACAACGCTTGCAACACTTGTCGCTTGGGAACGAAAGTTCAAAATGAAAACGTCAGACCTTGCCGACAATTTCGGTATGGAGGACATGGCGTTCATGGCGTGGCACTCAGCCAAAGTCCAGACGGAACACGGTCAGGCCATACCGGTTGAATTTGATTCGTTTGTCAACAAACTTACTGACATTGAGATCGTGAACAGTGATCAGGGAAAAGTTACCCCGACGGAAGTTTCCGACACTCACTAGCGCAGCTGCTGGTCCTCACGGGCTACTTCCCTCATGATGTAGTATTTGATGTTGACGACCTCCTGACAGTCGCTGAGATCATGAAGGAGCGCAACAAATGACGATGCAAGTCCAAGGACTCGAATCCACTTTAAAAACGCTTCAAAAGATTCAGCCTGAGGTTAAGAAACAGTTTTTTAAAGACGCGAAGCAGATTGTGAAGCCTGCGATAGATGAGGCCAAGAACGCTTACCGTTCTGATTATTTGTCCGGTATGACTCGAGCATGGTCACCTGGCGGACGACCCATTTTCCCCTGGAATGTTGGCGCGGCTCAAAAAGGTGTGACAGTCCAGACGTCATTGTCTAAGAAACAGGACGCCGTTTTGATTTTTGCGCAGAAAGACGCTGGAGCGTCCATTTTTGATATGGCGGGCAAACGGACTG